TTCATCCTTCGTTTTCTCGCCATGGCATAACTCGAGCAAGCTCGGTTCTGCTCATTTGGCTTAACGAAAACGTTCGGCACGTAAGAAGTAGAAGACTATAACTGAAAAGAAAATGGTGCTTGGGAGGTGACGTGCCAACGCGTTACGGTGACACTATGACATATCCCCTAAAAGGACTGCGCGGGGGTGTGGGGTGTGAAGACATCGAGTGGTATAGGGTTTGTGCACGGTGGTGCATGTGGTGGCTGCTATGCGTGGCGATGTGCCTGGGTGCTATATGTGAGCTATAAGATTATTAACAACGAAAAAAAAGATTGAATATGAAATGGTGTGTGACTTTCGATGCTGTGGCGCGATGTGCTAAGTGGTTGTTGTGTGGGCTTTGCGATGGCTGGGCAGATGGACTATGAGGACCATGTGTTGACCGAGATGAAGAACAACGGTAGCTATGGTGCGATGGTGAATGCTCATCCTGACTGGAGCGAGCACGAGTTGGTGGAGGCGTATGTGGCTAGGCGTGATGGTGTGTGTGGTAACTAATGGAACGGAAATGCCGAGCAGGGTTGTGTGAGCAGAGCAACGTGGTGACTGCTGCATGTGTTGTGCCAAATTGTGTGGCTTGCGCCTGAGGTTTTATTGCTTGTATGGCGGGCTGCACGAAATAGTGAATATTAACATGTTTATTAAAAGGAGTAGTGGCATGGCGGTGGCGGTGTGCGTTTGTGATGACGCTTGCAATTTGCGGTTCGACTCCGCGACTCGGCACATTGTTTTTTTTATGGTGTGAAGATTTTTACACTTTACTCATTGGTTACTATTTTTTGGTGCTTGCCTGCTGTGAAGCCCGTGGGCACCACCTTGGTGGGATAGGCTGTTAATGGGATAGGCAGCTATAAATCGGAACATTAGTGGGGTTCGACTCCCCACCCCATCGCAACTTTAATTTAAGGGTGGGCATGACTGCTTGTATGTGTGCGTATGGCCCACGCTGATATTGCATCCATAAAAAAAACGATAAAGAATGATTAGTAAAGAAACGATTGACCTGGTGCTGGACCGCACGATTCTTGAGGACGTGGTGCGTGAGAGCGGTGTGGCGCTAACGAAGCGGGGTAAGGACTTGGTGGCTTGCTGTCCGTTTCACGAGGAGAAGACTCCGAGTTTTTATGTGTCGCCAAGTAGACAGTTGTGGTACTGCTTTGGTGGTTGCCAAGAAGGAGGCAACGTGATAAGTTATGTGATGAAGCGCGAGGGGCTGACGTTTGTAGAGGCTGTGAAGAGGCTTGCTGAACGTGCGCACATTGAGGTGGAGAATGAAGCCACCGAGGATGCGAACACGGAGCAACAACGGCTGAAGCGCGAGGCGATGACGCGACTGAACAAGAAGGTGGCGGAGCTTTATGGCTCGTTGCTGCACGATGGCAGTAATGCGGACGCGGTGACTGCGCTGAATTATGCGCACCAACGGTTTGGCAAGAAGTATGTGGAGGAGGCAAAAATGGGTTATGCCCCTAACAAATGGAACACGCTGACTGAGTGGGCACGCAAGACGGGCGAGAGCCAGGAGTTATTGATAGAACTTGGGCTGCTGAAGCGCAAGGAGGAGAATGGACGGGTGTATGACTTTTTGCGTGGACGATTGGTGATTCCGATTGTTGACCGACGTGGCGAAGTGATAGGCTTTACTGCCCGTAACCTTGTGGACAATGTGGACGCTGCTAAGTATGTGAACTCTCAGGAGAGCGTGGCGTATCATAAGGGTGACACGGTGTTTGGCATGAATGTGGCCTTTGCGCAGGCTCGCAAGGAGGAGCGCATGTATCTGGTTGAAGGTGCGCCTGATGCGATGAAGATGCACTCGGTGGGGATCGATAACGTGGTGGCTACGTTGGGCGGTAACTGGACGGAGAAGCAGTTTGAGTTAGTGAAAAAGGCTGCTACGAACGTGTGCTTTATTAACGATGCCGACCCTGTGCCCATGGGCAAGCGTTACGGCACGGGCATTGGCTATGTGCTGCGCAATGGAGAGTTGGCCATGAAGCAGGGGCTGAACGTGACGGTGCGCGAATTGCCTTGCAAAGAGGGTAACTTGAAGCAGGACCCTGGCGACTTTTTTACGACCAGCACAAGGCTGAATGAGCTAAAGGAGGAGGACTTTGTGACGTGGGCTGCGCAAAAGATTATAGACAAGGATGCTCCGAGCGACCGACTGAGTGCAGCGCTAAAGCAAGTGGCTACGTTGGCATCGTATGTGGTTGATGACACGCTACTGGAGATGTTGATTGACGGCCTTAACAAGATACGCAGAGGTAAGGAGTTTTGGCGTGGACTGATACAGAAGGTGCGATGGGACCGCGAGAAGACGGATAAGCGCAAGAATGGCGAGATTGACCTTAGGGAGTATGGCTTCTATAAGGAGTCGGGCGGTTATTGGGGTCAGACGGAGAAGGGCTCGGAAATTCAGTGGAGCAACTTTACGATGAAACCTGTGTTTCATATTAAGGACGCTGATCAGCCTAAGCGCATCTTTTATATAAAGAACAATAAGGGTGCTGAAGATGTGGTAGAAATGTCGATTGAGGACTTGGTGAGTTTGAGCAAGTTTAGGCAACGCATTGAAAGTATTGGTAACTACATGTGGATGGCAGGCGACCGCGAACTGATGAAGCTCAAGACTTATCTCTACGAAAACACGGAGACCTCACGACTCATTAAGCAGTTGGGGTGGAACCAAGCAGGCTTTTATGCCTTTGGCAATGGTGTGTGGATGGATGGCTCGTTTAGAAAGGCTGATGAGTTTGGCGTGTGCCGATTGCAGAGTGGCGAGAATTGGTATATACCAGCTGCCTCGAAACTTTATAAGGAAGATCGCAAGAAGTTTGAGCGTGAGCGCAAGTTTATCCATCAAACCTTGCAGAATGTGCCTTTTAGGGGGTATATGGAGGACTTTGTAATGGTGTATGGCAACAATGGTATAGTGGGTTTGTGTTATTGGTTGGCTGCCTTGTTTAGGGATGTGGTGACGGATAGCACGCGCTCCTTCCCGCTGCTGAATTTGTTTGGTCCTAAGGGTTCGGGTAAGACTGAACTGGGTGCTGCGCTGATGGCGTTTTTTGTGAGCGACAATAAGGCGCCCAACTTGCGCAACTCTACGGCTACGGCACTGAATGATGATGTGGCTTTTGCATCGAATGCTTTGGTGCACTTGGATGAGTATAAAAACGACATTCGCCCTGACAAGATTGAGTTTTTGAAAGGACTGTATGACGGTGTGGGACGTGTGAAAATGTCGGGTGCAGCGTTTGACGCTCGCATTATGACGAGTGTGAAGAGCGGTGTGATAGTGAGTGGACAGGAAATGCCGACTGCTGACCCAGCATTGTTTTCGCGTTGTTTGTTCTTGTCGTTTCCTCGATCGGAGTTTAGCACCGAAGAGTGCCGACGCTTTGCAGCGCTACGCGAGGTGCAAAAGTTTGGTTTGTCGTTTTTGACGATTGAGGTGTTGAAGCATCGTAAACACTTTGCAGCCAACTTTGCCGATAACTATGCTTTGGTGCGCGACGAGGTGAACCGCATGACGGATTATGCACGTTTGGATACTCGTATTGTGGAGAATTGGTGTAAGGTGGCTGCAGCGTTTAAGGTGCTTGAGGCAAAGTTAGACTTTCCGTTTCACTATGCCGAGGTGTTGCGCTTGTGCGTGGATGGCATCAAGACGCAGAACGACATATTGAACACGGGCAACGAGCTCGCTGTGTTCTGGACGGCTGTGGCTTACTTGAAGAACACGGGCGAGGTGTTTGCCACTGCCGACTATAAGATAGCCACCTTGCAAACGCTGCGCACTACGAAGCAAGAGTTTGACTTTGGCACTCCAAGACGCGTGATCTACGTGAACAAGAGCCGATTGTTTAGCCTCTACAAGCGTGCAGCTTTGCAAACGGGCGATTCGGCCTTGCCTGAGGATTCGCTGAAGATATACCTCGAGAACTCCGACTACTTTTTGGGTTATGCGCGAAGTGTACGTTTTAAGCAGATTATTCACGGCATAAAGCAAGTAGTGGTTACGGGCGATGGTCATACGCGCGACAAAGAACAAGTGTTGCAAGCTATGTGTTTTAATTATGACAAGATAGTGGAAAGGTATGGCATTGAACTCGAAGACCAACTAAGTGGTGGATTTACTGACTAACCAACAATAATGGATTATGAAAAAGAACGAGACGAAAAAAGAGTTGCCAAGGCCTTGTGCCAAGTGCCGACGCGGTCAAGAAGGGCTTTGCAACTGTAACTATTCGGGCGGTGCGGGTTATCCTTGCCAAGGGTATACTGACAACCCTAACACTGTCCTACATCTACGCCCTAATTTTTAACCTCTAAAAAAGTTTTTGACAATGAAGCTAAGACAAGCGCGAAAGATCCTCAAGCGCAAATTTGAGATAGAAACCAAGCTATGGGATCATGGCACACCACGCCCCAAGAATTATGCCAGTATACTGATGCGTGAAACAAAAGCATGTGCTGTAGTTAACCATTCTACTTCGTTTGGCAGAACGCTCAACTGGTTAAACAATAAATACATGGCAAAGATTCACAAGGAATTGAGAGCCAAAAACCCAAATTTATTTAGAACAAAACCCTAATATGAAACAAGAACAAGTAACAATTAAAGCAGTGTGTCGAGGTCGTTATGCTACCCTGCCTCGACGCATGCACCCAGGCGATGCAGGCTTTGACTTGGTGGCGAACTCTCGACAAATGGACATTGAGAACAACTGCTATGTGTATGGCACAGGTTTGAGCGTAGAGGTTCCGAGAGGTTACGCCATGTTTATCTTTCCTCGCTCGTCGTGCTACAAGCATGCAGCATTGATGGCGAACTGCGTAGCCGTGATAGATTCGGGCTACCGTGGCGAGATTCACATCGTGTTTAAAGGGCTGACCTCTTGCTACAAACTTGGCGATCGGATAGCACAAGCCGTGGTTATGCCCGTGCCCGAGGTGTGTTACCAACAGGTGGAAGCGCTTGGCGAAGGCGACCGAGGTGAAGACGGATTAGGTAGTACAGGTGTTTAATTTAATAACTAAGTAATTATGAATATTGCAGAAATTTTGAAGAAGTGCCCGAAAGGGACGAAGCTTTATAGCTCACTTTACGGAGAAGTTGAACTTGTAAAAGTTAAGGATAACACAATATATCCAATAGTGGTTTCTTGCCTTGAATTTGAAAATTATATAATGAAATTTGACAAGGATGGGAAAAACATGACTGCGCATAAAGAGCCTACGCTCTTCCCATCCAAGACACAACGCGATTGGAGCAAGTTCGGAATTAATGACCAAGAAACCAAACATCAGTTCAAGCCATTCGACAAGGTGCTTGTGCGAGATGATGATGATACGACATGGAGGTGTGACTTTTTTAGTCACTTAGGTGATAAGGGGGGCGTTTTTATTTGCCTCACCACATGGTGGAAGCAGTGCATCCCCTACGAGGGCAACGAACATCTATTAGGAACCACAAACAATCCAGAAGAATGAAACCGAGAAAGTACAGAATAAAAAAGTATGAGCGCGAGGATGTAGACACTTGGCCGAACACACTATACATGGATGTAGCCCCACGAATCAACGTCTACGCAGTGCAAATGCGCGTGATGTGGTTTTGGGTAACCATCAAAGAGTTTGATGACGACTCTGATTGGGTGGGCTATTCGCGTGCGCAAAACCTCATGAACGAACTTAACAAAGAAACATTATAAACCCCACAAACAAAAAAGATTATGGTAATAGACATTAAAAAATGCGATCTTCGCACAGCAACTCCCAACGACTTTAAAGGCGAAATTGGAGAAATTGTTCAAAGTTTAGAAAACTATGTGAACAAAGACCTCGAGAAACGTCGCGTGTTGGTCTTCATCGAAGACGACAGCACAAAAACTGACACAGACTTGAGCAGCCATTTTAGCTCAATTGGATGGAACCTAACACGCGAATCTGCCACAAATTGGTTGGTAGGTGCAGCGTTGAATTATTCCGAATTTTGCTTAAGCTTGTTAGATGCCCTCGAAGAACTACACAAAGTTGTACACTGGGAGTTCCCCAGGAGTTTGAACGGCTCAGACAATACGACGGCAAAACCCTTCGCACAGAGTTTGCGAAGTTGGTAAAGAAACTGGCTGAAAAGATGAGTTGATTGATTTGATTAGGATTAATTGTTTAAGTGTGCCCTGTGCGGTCCGTGAGGATAGCACGGGGCTTTTTTTATGTGTAAACTCAAAAAAAAAGGAAAAAAAATTGCGCAATATCGATTTGTTTATTATCTTTGCAATGTCTTAAAAATCAAAGACAATGGATTTCGCAGACAACAGTCTAAAGGACTGGGAGGATATTCTGAACAAATTCAGATACCTCTTCCGAAACGAGAAGACTCTGCTTAGCAGCGGAAGACTCACCGAATCGGAATTTCTTGAAGAATTCTTCTTTGCAGTGTTCGACGCAATCGAGAAGTATTCAGAAAAGGAATGAAAGTAAATTAGGGCGTCCTGCCTTGCTCCACGGATGTGGGGTAGGACTTCCCTTTTTACTAAAAGGTTTGCGAAATCTTTTTTAGAAACTCAGTTTAAATATCTATAATATGAAGGAAGAAATCAGACGTAAATTAGAGGAGAGTTACGCCGTGATAAACGACAAAGACCCCAATCTAAGCACCAAACTCTTAGACGAGGCATTTGCCATGGCCAACACTCCCGAAGAAGAGCGAGAAGCAGCACTTTACGTCCGTACGATGTTAAAGCGTGGTCGTAAACGCGACGATGTAGACATTTCCTCATTATTGGCCGATGTGCGAGATGCGGTGTCGATGTCGTATATTTCTCAAAGGTTTTTTGGCAAAGAGCGTTCATGGCTTTCGCAAAGATTAAATGGAAGCATAGTGAATGGCAAACCCGCTGCATTTACAACAGAAGAACTCAAAATGCTTTCCGACTCGTTTAAGACGTTAGGTAGCAAAATGATAAGTGTCTCAAGCGAAATCCATAAAAGCATCTGACACTGTGCTTGAGAGCCCCCACGAGTTGGGGGCTTTTTTGTACCCCAACAAGTAATTAGGAGGGGTGTTTTTTTTAGAAAAAAAGAAGAAAAGCCCCAATTCTGTGCAACTTTCTCTCACGACCCCTTATTTCTTGACTACATTCACTACATTTTACTACAATGTTATAAAAGATTGATTATTAAGGAGTTATGAAAGGCGGAGTAGGGCAAAAAACTCACTACATTTGACTACAACTGACTACAACGAAAGTTGCTCTCACTACAATGTAGTGGGGTTGTAGTGATGTAAGTTTTTGAAAATCAAGCATGTAGTGTTGTAGTCAGTGCGATAACGAAAAAAACTACGCGTGTGCGCGAAAGATGCTGTTTGGGTGAGTAGGGCTGTTTACCCCTATAAACCCTGAATGACGAGCGCAGCATGATGTGTTTTTGGGCATAGTGCATGCTGTGCGTTTGCTCGCTATGGTTTTGGGTAAGGATTATTGCAAATGTATTTGTGTTTATTGTATTTGAAGTGTTTTTTGTAAATTTGTGTGCGTATACATCCTTTTACTTATTCAGCTAAAATCTTTTTTATTGATGAAAGACATTACCGTGCTATTACGTCTTGAACCTTATCTGCGCCAATGGCTTACCCACGCATTTGGCGAGCCTGTTCGGTTTCCTGCTCAAAGCTACGAAAACCACTTGTTGCTGCGTTTGGTGCAGCGTGTGCCTCATGCGTCAGCTATCGCAAACGAAGATAAAAACTCACTTAAATGCGTTAGGGTGGTAATTCCCGACAGTGCGCATCGCCGTCCCGAATACTACCACCACCTATCGCGACGTGCCAATGCCAAGATGTGTGCAGCCTTAGTTAGCCTGTTCCGCATCCACCTATGGAGCGATATTGCGCCCAAGATACATGCCGATGGACTGAACCGAGCTATCGACGACTGGTGCCAGAGTCAGGGCATAGACATAGACTATCGCGAAGGCGTGCGCCAAAAGTTTTACCGCATGCGCAGATCGTATGAGACCTATGGCATAATTTTAGGTAAAAAACACTGCCATAAGGTCGGTAAAAAATGAACAAACAAAATAAACATATTTATGGAAGTATTTTTTAACCGCATGCAGCGCGAGGTGTGTGCCATCGACGCGCACACCAACGTGATAGTGGCAGGACGAGGCACAGGCAAGAGCGTGTTGCATGCTTGGATAAATCTGCGCAACTTTCAGCAGATGCCACGCAGCACAACTGCCTTTGTTACCCCTACCGCCATACGTGCCAAAACCAACACCTTACCATCGATGTTCCAACATTGGGAGGATTGGGGCTACCATCGGGGTGTGCATTGGGACATTGGCCACCGTCCACCGCGAGCCCTTGGTTGGCCCGATCCCATTGTGGTGCCCGATAATTGGGAAAACGTCATCTCGTTCTACACGGGAGCCATTGGTCAGATAATCAGTCAAGACCGCGTGGGCACAAGTAACTCAAAGAGTTTCGACTACATCGACATAGACGAAGCTAAATTTGTAAACTTTGAGCGCCTTAAAGACGAAACCTTCCCTGCTAATCGCGGACAGCAGCGCGAGTTTGGCGACTTGCCCTTTCACCACGGCATGCTCGTTACAAGCGATATGCCTGTGACCAAAACAGGATCGTGGTTTATGCGCTACGAAAAAGACCTCGACCCTGAACTCATTAGCACCATAGAAGCCCTAACAGCCGAAGAACTCTCGGTGAGTTGGCGCATTGCGCAAGGCGATACAACCCCATACTTGCCTCGCAAACTTGCCGAGGTGCAACGTGTGCTCAGCACCTTGCGCAAGCATGCTACACTATTTAGGCGCTACTCCTCGCTCACCAACATCGAGGTGCTTGGCGAGGCATGGATCAAACAAATGCGTCGCGACTTGCCCCCCATGGTGTTTCGCACCAGCATTCTGTGTCAGTCTGTGAGCATACTGAAAGATGGCTTCTACTCGTCGATGCAACCGCGCAACAAGTATACAGCCACCGACCATAGCAAACTCGATGCCCTAGGCTACGACTTTAAAGCCATAGGCACAGCTGCCAACACCTGCAGACTCGACTCCGACCTTATTGCCACTCACCCCCTCATCATAGCCTTCGACTTTAATGCCAACATCAACTGGCTTGTGTGCGGACAGGTAGACGAGGACCGACGAAGGCTCAATGTTGTGAAGAGCTTCTACGTGAAGTACGACCGCAAGTTGCCCGAACTCGTGGCAGACTTTTGCCAATATTATGCACCCTTCCCACTGCACGAAGTGATTTTTTATTACGATTCAACGGCTTTAGGGTCGAACTATGCGGTGAACGATCAAGACTTTCAGTGGGTGATTACGCATGAGTTGCAAAAGCACGGATGGCGTGTGCGCCCTGTGTATATAGGTGCCCCTATGCGCCACATGGAGAAGTACACACTTATTAACCGAGGCTTTGCAGGTCAAGCCCGATTGGTGCCCTACTTTAACGAGGCGCAGAACCAAGACTTATTGGTGTCGGTTCAAACCGCAGGCGTATATAATGGTAAGAAGGATAAGCGAGGCGAGAAGTTGGCAGAGACCGAGGAGGACAAACTTGAGAGTCGCACGGATGGTAGCGATGCCTTCGATACCCTTTACATCGGTTGCGAGCGATTCCCGCAACAAGTTTTTGTGTTACGAGTGACAGGCGGTGGATAACAGAGGTAGTGCATATTCCGCTAAAAAAAAGAGGGGGTGGCCCCCCCGGTGGTGCAGGGCGTTGGTGGGTGGGAAAGGTGTGACACCGCACATTTTTAGCCTTCGGCTCCTGTCGAGATGCGTAAAAATGGGGAGAGTGAAGAAACTTAGGGTGGAAAAACTGAAGTAAGGTTTTGGGGGCGGTGTTTGGGCGGTATTTGGGCGGTATTTGGGTGGTATTTGGGCGGTTTTTTGGTGGTATTTGAGTGGCTTTTGGGTGGCTTTGAAATGGCCTCGAAATGGTATCTGTATTTCTTCGGAATGGTATCGGAATGGTATCGGAATGACTTCGGGGTGTTTTTGGGGTGTTTTTGGGGTGGTTTCGGGTGTGGTTTTGGGTGTGTGTTTGGGGTGTGGTTTTGGGTGTGTGTTTTTTTGTGTGTTTGGGTGTGTGGTGGGGTGTTTTTGTGGGGTGTGGGGGTGTGTTTGGGTGTCTTTTTATTTTTTTAGTTAAAGGTGTATCTTCGCCATTGCAACATGCCACGTAGGGTGTTGTTACGAAAAAAAGGATATGGCACGAAATTATAACATAGACATTGACTCTTACATTGGGTATCCTATTTCGAAGGGGTATGTGAAGAGCAAGCTTGAGCCGTTGAAGGGGAAGCCTTGCACGGTTCGCATTAACTCGTATGGGGGTGATGTGATGACGGCACTTGATATTCGCCAACAGTTTTTGGACCATGGGGATGTGACGGCTTACATTGTGGGCATGACTGCGAGTGCAGCCACAATCCTCGCCATGGGCGCTAAGAAGGTGGTGATGAGCCGTTATGCACTGATGCTTGTACACCAGGCTTCGGGCTTTAGTGAGACTTGGGGGTATTATAACAAGGAGCAACTTGAAAGCAAGATTGCAGAACTTAGAAAGAACCAGGCGAAGCTTGACACCATTGACCGCGTGATAGCTTCGATTTATGCGGTGCGCAGTAAACGCGAAGCTAAGGAAATGGCTGCGCTGATGAGCGAAGAGCGATGGATCACTGCAGAAGAGGCTTTGGAGTATGGGTTGATTGATGAGATTGACCCCGACGAAGAAGAACAGCAACCCGAGGGCTTGAGTGCTTCGGCTCGCGAACATTTGGTGGCTTGTGGTTTTCCCTTGCCTGTTCGCGTTCGACACGAGGGCGTTGTACCCACACTCACTCCCGATGCTACTGCCAATGGGGTAGACACCGACTCGGCACTCAACAAGGTGGTAGGCTTTTTGCGCTCGCTGTTTGGCCCCATGCACACCGAAAGCACCGCCACTGCTGCGCCTCTAGACACCGAAAACACAACAAACAATAAAAACGAAATGAACAAGAAGACAACGACGGTTGCGCTAACTTTGCTTTGCGCTACTCTTGGTTTGGAAAACTTAACAGCTGCTGAAGATGGCAGTGTTACCCTTAGTAAGGAACAACTTAATGCTGTGGAGGGTGCTCTTGCTGCATTTAAGAGTGAGAAGGAAGCAGCCGAAGCCAAGGTGAAAGAACTTGGTGCGCTCGATGGCGACACTACAGGCAAAGCAGGTCCTACAGCCGAAGCCGACGACAACACCCTTGCAGGTGCCGAGGCTATGAACTTTTACAACAAATTCAAGTCGATTATTTAACGACCAAAAACGAAAACTATTCAGAACATGGCAAATACAATCACTACAGTGGGCGCATTGCAGAAGAGCGCCACAAAGTATGAAAAAGACCTTTTGATTATGCCTGTCACTGCTGCTCAAGCCACTTTGCAGCACATGCAGGGCATTCCAGGTTTGACAGGCAACATTGTGCTTGGTCAACTTGATGGCGAGGCAGAACTTGGTCCTTACAAAAATACCCGTAAGGCCGACGGCAACTTTACCATTGCTCCGCGCGAGCTTGAGTTGTTCTTGGGCAACTGTGCCTACGGCTTTGACCCTAACGAAGTGTGGGGCACCATTTATGGCTCGCTCGTGACTCAGGGCGAGGGCTTGAAGGGCGTTGATATAAACAAGAGCATCTTGATGCTTGTGGCTGGCAAATTGGGCCGAAAACTCAATATGGCCATTTGGAACGCTAAGCGCAATGCCGATGGCGACTCTACCAAGGACCTCTTTAATGGTTTCGACACCATTACAGATACTGAGAAGACAGCAGGTAACCTCTCAGTTGAGAAGGGCAACTACATGGAACTTACCGAAGCCATTACAAGCGCCAATGCAGTAGACACGTTTAACTCCATCTTCGATGCTGCTAACGACGAGTTGAAGGGTCAGCAAGTAAAGATTTATTGCTCGAAAGAACAATACATGGCATACAACCGCAACTACCAAATGTTGCATGGTGCTTTGCCCTATAACCAAGAGTTTAAGAAGACCTTCCTTGAAGGTACCGACAACCTTTGGGAGTTCTGCCCCTTGGCATCGAAGAAAGGCTCGCCTTACATCCACATTGCTCCGAAGAACAACATGGCATACGGCTATGGTGCGGGCGAGAACCCAGCCGAGAAGTTGGCGATCGAGAAGTACGACTCATGGAAGTTGACCCTCGAAGCAGCTATGGCATTTGGTGTGCAGTTTAAAACCCTTAGCCCCGAAATGTTGCTGGCGGCAAAGTTGAAGGTAGGCGAAGTATAAACCAAAAAAATAAAAAACAGATATGGCAGAAAATTTGAATCCATGCCCAGCAGGGGCTCCTTATGATAGTTTGCGCTTTTGCCAAGGTCAGCGTGTGATTCCTGGCATTCGCAATAAGGTATATTACATTGCTAAGCGCGACATTGTGAAGTGGCCCACTTTGCCCGATGTGTCGGCAACAGGCACTACGCTGAAAACGGCTGCGGTGTATGTGGGCGACTTTACGCTTGCTGCGGACAAAAAGTGGAAGAGCATAGACCTTGCCTTGAACAAGGGCAACTTGGAGTGGGAAACACAGGGTGAGCAACCCTCGTGCACGGTGCTTAACAAAATCACTCTTTCATATCCTGGTACCAGTGCCGAAGCTGCAGCCTTCTGTGGCATGGCTATGAACGACGATATTGTGTACCTTGTGCAACAGCGCGATGGTCAGTACCGCGTGTTGGGTAACGAGATGTTTAACACCGTGACCAAACCCAAGGGTAGCACAGGCGAAGGTTCGAGCACCAATGGTGGCACCGACTTAGAGATTGAGTCGACCGATATCTATCCTGCACCCTTCTATGCGGGCAAGATTGATACAGACGATGGTGTAATTAACGAGACCAAGGAATGATCGATCAGATTAAAACCTACTTAAATGCGCCCGCTGCCGAACGCGATGTGGCTGCGGGCGCATTGCTTTTGCTCAAGTTGAACCGCAACCGTGTGCTTTATAACGGTGCTTGCATTGCTCCCAAGCGTTATGCGCCAGTGATTGAACATGAGTTGAAAAAGCACTTGCGCATTTTGCTCGATGGGCAGACCGCGCAAGGCATTGTGGAGATGGAGCACGAGGTGGTTCCTGTGGCAAAAGAGAGTTTAGACGAGGGCGCTCCTGTGGTGAGCACCGATGTTGACCATCCAGAGGGCACATACCGAGGTTGTAGGGCTGATCACAACGAACTGCCCGAAGATATCCGTGCGCTGTATGAGAAGAATGGGGAGATTTACTTTAAGATGAAGCAGACGTTTGAAACGCTGAAGACGCTTGAAAGTGCTGCTCCTTGCGACCGCTACGAGCACTTGAAGGTGCTTAAGAGCTTGGACGAACAGTATAGGCGCAATTGGAAGAAGTATGATGAGTTTAAAAGATAGACCGGGCTAGATTTACTAGATTTACTAGAGGAACTAGATTTACTAGAAGGGCTAGAGGGACTTGAACTTTTTTAAAAAAAATGAAGGCTGAATTTGTGGAGAGGGCGCAACGCTATTTGCTTGCTTCGGTTGAGGAGATGCGGGAGGCAAAATTGGCTCCAGCTGTGCAGCAGCGGATGTTGCGACTGCGCGAGTTGTATGCCTATTGGTTGCAGAACCCTCGGTTGGTGGATAAGGACATAGTGGTTGAGTTGCAACGGCGTCATGGCATAGGTGTGTCGCAAGCCTACGAGGATGTGCGCATCATAAAGATTTGCTTGGGCAACTTGGGACGCTTGACGCGCGATTACGACCGCTACCTGTTTCGTTGCAGATGTGAGGAAGGTTGGCAGATGGCACGAGAGCAAGAAGATGCAAAAGCCTTTGCTGCGGTTACTGCCACCTACCTAAAGGGCACGCAACTTGACAAAGAAGAGCATAATGCCCCCGACTATTCAGTGATTGTGCCACAACGCTTCACCATTAGTACAGATCCGAGTGTGGCAGGCTTTAAGGTGGTGCCTGGAATCTTAGAGAAGGCAAAGAAACTCGAGGCCCGCTATGTGCAGGAGGTAGAAGAACAACTGGTAGAAGAGTTTGACGACAGCGAGACAAAAACTCAAAAACACGAGGACTAAATAATGCGCTATATACACAAAATAGAGAAGGTGGCTGCAAAGCACTTGCGTTTGTTGCAAGTGATGCCCGATGGTTTGCATGCTTTCATGGCAGCGTATGTGCCGTGGCAGGTGGTTCCGATTGTGGGTTTAGCAGCGCTCGAGGTGAGCGATGAGAATGTAGATGGTGTGCGCACGTATGCCTCGAAACTCACAGCTACGCTCAAAGAACGCCCTTTGCCCGATGCAGAACCTATGGCTTACAGACTGACGCAGACCGATGGACGACGGTGGCTGCTTGGTTGTGCCGATCGCCCTTTGCCCCTTACCACCATCACGGACACACATCCCGACCGTGCAGCCGAGAAATGTGCTTGTACGCTGATGGTGAATGTGGGGCGCACTCCTTTTTTGCTAAACCCTTAGAATTAACTTTATGACTACTGAAGAAATAAGAAAAGCAGCTGCTGTGGTTCGGGATGAGGAAACGGCAAATGCGAATACTGCAACGCGTGTGGGCGGTGTATTGGTGGATCTTTGTGATGCGATAGATGTTGCGAGTGGTGAAGCAGCTGCTGCAAATGGTGCTACGAACCAGGTAGTGGCTGCACACACCCAATATATTGATGTGCTTAAACCTTGGCTGAGGGGGTCTTTGGGTCACTTTGCCACGAGTGAGGCTTTTAATATTTACTTGGACGGATTGAGTTATGACACCTTGAAGAGTGGGCGGTATGTGGCGTATTTAGGTGGTGTGCCCTTCTTTGTAACCTTCTCCTTGCTCTATGCCCAAGATCAGATTTCGGCTATATGGGTAGAGGGTAGCTTGATGGTGAGTTCTAACGCTATAAATGCGAACACGGGTAAGGGTGTGACCATTGCTTATCGCTATTACAAGAATGGAGCATGGGAAGCGTGGAAAACCATTTATGATGATTTGAATGGTGTGGTAGCTTCGCAAGGTTCGCGTATTAGCACTTTAGAGGGTAAGATGCCCTCGGTGCAGACTTCAGCGAATGCCACAACTAAGAACTACATTTATTCGGCAAGTGGTGACGATATGCACACGGCATTGAGTAGCAAGATATGGATGTATACGCACAGCGATGGTAACTTGTTTTTGCGCTTTAAGCATTGGGGGGCTAACAATGACACCAGTGAGAGCAATTATAGTCAAGTAATGGTAGCTAATGCTTGGATAGGTGGAAATGGTGTCTTGCGAAGGGATGTGTACAGAAGGCTTGATGATTTTTCGCTCCGTGAAGAAAACTCTACAGCCGATGCGGTGAACATTGTAACTCCTATATTCACTACAGGTGGTACACGTAGTTTTTCCATTGGCAAGGCTACCACCGCTAAAGCTGGTGTTATGACGGTGGATCAGGTGACTGCGCTGAATAAGGCGAGTGAAGACATACAAACGCTTCATGACAGTTTGCAAAGTTTTATGGAAACCCTTACAGCCCAAGCAGGGCGCATCGTAGCACTTGAGAAAAAGGTGGCAGCTTTAGAAGCTAAATAATGAGAAAGAGAGAGGGAAGGTATGATTAAGACGGTATCGACGAGTGAGGCAAACCCCGTGCTGACTGCGAGTGGAGCGGTAATAGGCGGAACATTCTACACCGAGTTACTGCAAGTCTTATTTGATTTAAGATGGGCGGTGTTGTTTATTATCGTGATGGTCTTTACTGACTTTTGGAGCGGTCTTACAGCAAGCGTTAAGGTACGCAAGGAAGATTTTCGTTTGTCTCGAGCTTTGCGTAGGACGATTTGCAAGTTCCTTGAATACGTAAACTTTATCATATTTGGTTTGCTACTTGCTAAGGCTACGTTAGAGCCATTCGGAATAGGTTCTGATACGACTGGAGGAGCAATCGGTGCAGCTGCTGCATTGCTGATAGAGTTTGACAGCATCTATGGGCATGTGTGCGACATTCATGGCATAAAGAAGCGTTTTTCGTTGAAACGGCTTTTTGTGGCTTACTTGAAACGAAAGAACGCGGATGTTGGGGAGGCTGTGGAAGAAGTGATGAAGGAGAAGGCTGGCGATGATAGAAAGGGGTGATGCTTTTGGCTTAAACGAAAAAAACAGCCACACGGCAAACTCGTGTAGCTGTTAGGTGTTCTAATAAATCTTATTCGGAAATGGCTAAGTGTTTGCAGCCCTTTCAGAGTTGAGCACAAAGGTAACAAAAAAAGTTTCAAAAAAGGAAAGAGTTTAACAAGAAAAATTTAAAAGATTATGGCAACTTTATATCCTGAGAAAGTGAAGTATATTATTGTGCATTGCTCGGCTACGGCAGAGGGTAAGGATTTTTGCGCAAAGGACATAGACCGCTGGCATCGTGCTAAGGGTTGGGACGGTATAGGGTATCACTATGTGGTGAAACTTGATGGCACCGTGGAGAAAGGACGCGATGAAACTAAAGTGGGCGCTCACTGCGCTGGCGTGAATGGCATAAGCCTTGGTGTGTGCTATATTGGTGGACTCGCTGCGGACGGACGCACGCCTAAGGACACTCGAACCGTGGCACAGAAGGCTGCGCTGGTGGCACTTGTGGAACGGTTGAAGAAGAAGTATCCGAGAGCTCGGGTGGTGGGACACCATTACTTTAATAAAGGGAAGGCTTGCCCTTGCTTTGAGGCGGAGAAGGAGTTTTAATAGATGGCTAGATGGGCTAGATAGGCTAGATGGGCTAGGTGGACTAGATGGGATAGATAGACTAGATGGCTAGATAGAAGATTGATGGTATGCGTAATTTGATTTTTTTGTGGGCTTTGGTGTTGGTGTGCTCTTGTGCTACTCGTGTGGAGTATGTGCCTGTGGTTCGGGTGCAGACAGATACGCTGAAAGTGGCGGTGGGCCGTATAGACAGTGTGGTGAAGCATGATAGCGTGTTTGTGGTGCATGAGAAACGGGGCGACTCGGTATTTGTGACACAAACAAAGGTGGTGACAAACGACCGCTTGCGTGTGCGCCATGACACGGTGTATAAGGTGAAAGTAGACACGCTGCGCTTGCCCGAAACTGTTAACACACGATGCAGACATCCTACCACTACACGAAAGGATTATTGGGGCACGGTGCGTAAATGGTGCTTATGGATAGGTGTTTTGGCAATGGTGGTGTGGTTAGTTTGTAGATTTGGTAGGCTTAAAAAATAAAAAGGACTATGGCTGCGGTAATACAAAAATGGCGCGATAGGATGTTTCCGAGTGAACTCAACGTGATAGAGTTGGAGGGATGCGGTAAACATAAACAAGTAAAGGTGTTGCTAAAACTGGGAGACAATAAAGTATTTGAAGCTACACTCACTGCGACGTCTGAGGGTAAGGTGAGAATGGGAAACCTTATGCCTTTGCTTCGCGACCATACAACCGACCCGATAGACGGCGTGCAACCACAATATCTCAGCTTAAATGTAGGCGACACACCGTTGGCAAGTTGCTTGCTTATTCCGTGTCGTGTGCGTGTGGCAGATGTTACAGCTATGCAGGTGGTGAATAATGCGTTTTTGACGTTTGCTGGGCGCGAACCCAAACTTATACCCCAACAAGCGAAAGAAATGCTTTATTGGTATAAATTCGGTGAGAATTTGAGCCAAGTGAAGGCTACTGCAAACGCTTGTTGGTGGAACGCTGAGACACAGCAAGTAGAGAACACCGAACAAAGACTTGAGGTAGGCGAAAATGTTGAAGGGGGGTTGTTCTATTTAGACGCTTCGCCCAAAATTCTCACTGCGCCCCGTGGCAATCAGGCTGCGTGGGCCTTGGTGAGCTATGAGGTGAAGGTGGGCGCTCGCACTATGCGCTACAGGCTGATGCCACAAGGTATGAACTTGGCACCTGTGACGGGTATTCGCTATCGTAATGCACTCGGGGTAGATGATACGTTCTACTTCTTTGGTGCGGTGACAGAGAAACTTAAACCTACGTATAGCGCTGCGCAAATAGGAGGCGTTACTCGTAACTATCGCATAGAGGCACAAACGGAGTGGGAGGCACAAACAGGACCTATGACGCGTGGCATGGAACGCTTGTTGCACGATGTGGCGGTGGCACGTAGGGCTTGGCTGTTGGCTGATGGCGAGGAAATTACGCTGATGGGGTGTGAAATAAAGCAGAGTAATGAATGGGGCATAGCTCCTACAGCTGCTGTGAGCTGGCGCGAAGCAGGCGAGGGACAACGCTTGATGGCTCCGACGGGTGTGCGGACATTTGACGGGAGCTTTGACGAGGCGTTCTTGTAAGAGGGCTAGAGGGGCTAGACGAACTAGATGGACTAGATGGACTAGATGGACTAGACGAGCTAGAGGGGCTAGATGGGCTGGCGCGATGATGGGAAATAAAAAAGTATAAAGAAAAAATGACAACTTCGGAGATTTTTGACATACCGCAGACACCGTTTCAGGCGGTGATGCAAGAGGTGGCGGACACAACCTCGGTTTTTGACTCGCCTGGTGGACGTTTGCATGTGCGACCTGTGCCTGGGTTTGAGCATGAGATGTATGTGCCTTATGGCGATGACAACCAATTGCCCTATGAACTGATTGCGTTGGTGGGGGGAGACGAGGTGACGGCACAGAATAAACTTTTTAATGTGCTGACCTGCTATGGGGCAGGACTGCGCATGGTGGATGCTGCATCGGGCGAGGTGACTCAAAACGCAGACGTGAAAAGTTGGATGCGCCGTCAGTTTATGCCAAGATATATGCTTGACCAAATGACGGACATGAAATATTTTTACTACTCGGTGTGTGTGATCATCTTGAATCGTGAGGGCACACGCATTAACCGTTTGGTGCATAAGGAGGCTTGCTACTGCCGACTGGAGCAAGCGGATAAGCGTGGACGCATTGGGCATGTGTATTATGCGAATTGGCAGGACTACCAAGAAACGCTGTCGGGTGTGGAAAGGATTGAGTTGTTGGATCCTGACGACCCTTATGGGGACTTGTGTGGACGTATGGGGATTGACCCTGACACGCGACGACCTAATGGGCGACCTAAACAGCGGTGCAGAAAGTTTGCGATGCTGATGCGTTTCCCGACGGCTGGTTGCCAATATTATCCTGTGCCTTACTGGAGTGCGGTGTTGCGAGGTGGATCGTATGACGAGAAGCGTTTGATTTCGACTGGTAAGCGTGCGAAGCTTAGAAATACGACGAGTGTGAAGTATCAGGTGGAAATTGAGCGTTCGTATTGGCAACGTATTTGCACAGAGGAGAACATTACGGACCCTGTGGAGATGCAGGAACGTGTGAAGCGCGAGAAGGAGAACATTAAGAACTTTGTGTGTGGTGTGGAGAACTCGGGCAAGGCTTGGATTAGTGGCTACTATGTGAACCCTGATGGGCACGAGGTGCGCGATATTCGCGTGACGAACATTGAGGGTCAGAAGGAAGGTGGCGACTGGAACGAGGATGTGCAGGCTGCTGCGAACACGATTTGCTATGCTGACAATGTGCACCCGAACCTTGTGGGTGCTGTGCCTGGTAAGACGCAAACGAATAACTCGGGCTCGGATAAGCGAGAGCTGTTCACGATGAAGCAGGCTTTGGAGATTGCTTTTCATGATATGCTGCTTGTGCCCTTGCATGTGGTGTGTTGGTTTAATGGGTGGAAGGATGTGGTGCCACAGATACCGATGATTCAACTGACTACGCTGGATAAGCACAAGGATTTAAGTATTAAGTGTTAAGTATTAAGTATTAGGCCTGGCGGGATGGGGCTAGAGGGGCTAGACGGACTAGACGGGACTAGAGGGGCTGGCGCGATGAATAGAGAGGGGGTAGATGAGGACTAAATTAAGAAAAGAGTTATGGTTGAAATAGATAAAAATACTTTTGAGCGGGTGGTGCCTGCTTTTAAAACGCCTACGGGTGAGGTGTTTAAGAAGGTGGAGCGGTTTGTGAAGGAGGCTGCTGCTGAATGGGACTCGGTGATGGTGGAGGGGGCTAAACTTTCGGCTGTTATTGAGGAGAAACTGAAGGTGGCAATTTGCTCGAGAGCTGCTTATAATGCTATGCCTCACTTGGATCTTGTGCTTACGCCTACGGGATTTGGCATTGTGAGTAACCAAAACACGGCTCCTGCATCGAAAGAACGTGTGGGGGCGTTGCGTGAACAGTTGCGCATGGATGCCAGCAGGATGGAAGACGATGTGATGGAGTATTTGGCTTGGCAGAACCTGATGGTGGATAGACAAATGCGGGTGAGAAACTTGCTTTGGACTGCGCGACTGATGGACCGCTATGGCATTAGACCGAATGACAATGTGCTTGAGCGATTGTTTCAGCGCAATGTGTTGTGGCAAGCTCCTTACTTTTATGGCTATGGTGCGAGAACTAGGGACTCGCGCAGGGTGTATGAGGAGGAGAAGCAGGAGCTTATGACGGCTATGCATGATGCGAATGCGCGACTTGTGGATGTGATTTCGCCTGAACTGAATGAGGCCTTGATAGCCTTTCAGTATGGTGGGGTTAAGCCTGATGACGCGGTATTATACGCTATGTTGCTTGAAAATGCGCGTTATTTGCTTGCTGCCTACGTGATGCAGCAACCGACGGCTCACTTTGAGCGACAGCTGCTCGACATGCTGATGAAACATGCTGCGGAGATTCCTGAATTTTACAATAGTAGAACTTATGAGGCCTACAAGGTGAAGGCTTATGAAAATGGGAAAGAAGATGCTTGCTACTTCTTCTGCTAAAAATGGCGAGGTGGTGGTGGAACTGCCCAATGGGTGGACGGAACTGACAGACGGGCAACGACGCTATGTGTGTGACTTGCTGAGTGCTGAAGCCTGGACGATGGACGAGGTGAAGGCGCTGCTGATTGTGAGACTTGGGGGTGCAAGGCTTAGGCAATGGCGTGGTGCAGATGGGCAAAAGAAATTGGCTATGCAGATAGCTGAGGGCATGAGTTTGCTCGACTGGATGGATGCTCCACCTGAGGATCCTTCGTTGCTTGGCGAGATTGATGGTCAAAAGGCTAAGGATGCTATGCTTTATGGTGTGGCGTTTAGGGACTATTTGGCAATAGAAAATTATTATCAAGGCTACTTGATGAGTAAGGATGATGCTGCGCTCGATGCGATGGGCAGTGTGATGTATGGCGGATTGCACAAGGTGTTTACACGCAGCGAACGCTATATGCTGTTGCTATGGATGGTTGGACTTAAAGGGGCGTATGCTCGGATGTTTCCACACCTTTTTAGCCAAACGGCAGAAGAGGGTGGGGAGGCTCCCGATCCGCGTGAGGTGATGTGTGCTGAGATCCGTGCGTTGACTGGTGGCGACGTAACCAAGACTAAGGCGGTGTATCAGCGTTGTACATTGAAAGACGATATTTCTTATTTGTTACCTACTTGATTATCAGCAGGTACAGGAAAACTCAAACGTAAGCATCATTTTATTGGGTGACAAGAAAGAACCAGCAAAATGAAAAACAAATCTTGTGCAACAAATTTTGCTACCCAACAACCATTTTCCCTGTTACTTTTATTTCAAGAACCATTTTTACTGGCGGAAAGAAAAAAGATGTGTTACTTGTCTATGGCTGCCAACCAAAGCCAATACACAAATATAAATTCATTCATCTTAGGATATATATACTAATGGATTGGATGAACTGAACGAATTGCGGAGCGATAGCCCAACCGTGCCATGTGCAGTATTGGGTTGTCGCTCTCTTTCTTTCCGCCAGTAAGAACTCTTGTATGATTTCTGTTACTTTCCACTTGTAACCGCTTGTTTCAAGTCGTTCTTGGTTCTTTTATCCTTACAACTCAACTTTTCTAATTGTTACTCCGTTACCTGAATCTTCATCACCATTTCTGGGCTTTGATAAATTTGGTTGCAAAGGTAATGTCTGTACCCATATTCCTTGCAAGGTCAGTGCCTATGGTCTCTTGCTAAAATCTCCACCTTGCAGGTCGTATTTGAGCAGAGAACCTTGCAGGAAAAGCACAGACACCTTTTGAGGCAACAAAATTTTAATCAATCCCGAAATTGCAGATGCAAAATTAGGGAATAAAAAAATGAAGACTTATGGCAAACATTTGTGACACTCAGTACAAGGTGATGGGCGAACGCAAGGCGGTAGCCGACCTTTGGAACACGCTCCAAACAATGGAGGTGAACACCAAGAACGTACATCTCTACAAGTTGGCGGAACACTATGGCATCGACTATGAGAAGAAGGGCATATCGGTAAGAGGATATATCTATTGGGCAGAGTTTGAGGCAGACGAGGACATCTGCTTGTTGTCCTTTGACACCGAAAGTGCATGGTCTGCCTGTGAGGAGTTCTTTGATGAACTGAACAAAGTTCTTGGTGGAGAACTTTCCATCAGTTATCGTGAGATAGAATGTGGATGCGACATTTTCTATGTCCATGACGAGCAAGGCTTCTTCCCAGAGGAATGCTGTGTGAGTTCTTCGGGTGAGCCTTTCGAGGATGCTTGTGAGGACATCTTTGACACTTGCCAAGATGCTATTGCCAAGTGGTGTGAGAAGATGGGTATCTCGCAAGGTGACAGAACCGAAGATGAAATGGTGGACTTCATCAACGGCTATGAGTATGAGAACGTGGACACCTATTTTTATATAAACAAGTTCACGTTTGACTGATGGAAAGATTTGAGACGATAGAGAAAATCCCCACATGGGCATTATGCTACATCATCAATGGCGACCCTACGGGATTGAGTGATGAGGACATCAAGATGATTGATGGCTTCATGCAGAAATGGCAAGTGGAGATTGTTTCTCCACTCAGCCAAGACGGAAACGCATCATTCTCACATTATCCTGCCTTTGGACTACCTGCCGAGGTTGAGGAGTGCAAGGTGATTTATCATTCGGAGAACCCACAAACTTTATAGAGCTATGTTTGAATACGAAGAATTGACCGACATTATCGGTTGCAGTTGCACACTGCTGATACCCTACAGAGGACGCACAGAAGGTTTCGTGGTTGCAGACTATGGTGAGGACATCGTAGTGAAATTGCGCAATGGCAAGGAAATTGTAGAAAGACGTGATGACGTTCTTGTCTATGACTGACGAAAAGGATGCTTGGTGAAGGTTATACTCGCCAGGCATCTTTTTTCTTTCCGCCAGTAAAAGCCCTTTTGTATGAAACGGCAAACTCCCTTCATCGTTTGCCGATAAACTTTTATATGGCTATGCTTTGATGGTTGTATTCGCCAAATGGCGACCTGCCTCTTTGTATGAGATAAAATCTGCGACTACGCCTTTCTTGGAGCTTTTCGTGCAATGAAGCCTTTTGTCTGAGAATGGATCTTGTTTGCAGCATTGCGATTGTAGTTGGTTGCTCATGCTTACCTTCCTCTACAAATAGGAGTAGCCTTCGAAGCTGGTTCTCCTTCTGCTTGTCTTGGTCAATATGCTCATGCGACCACCCTCCATGCGGAAAAGTATATTGCCTGTTGGTTAACCATTGTTGCTGACGGCAAAACGCCATGGAAATGTGCTTTGCATTGATGATGGTTGCTGCAAATGATTGTACCATACGATGCTGTTACGGTGTTCTTGCGTCCTTTTCTGAATTACCGATTTTTTGAAGCCACTATTTTTCCTATGCAAAGGAAGCGTGATGCTTCGACAGATGGAATCCGTCTTGTGCGGTCGCTTCGCTGTGACCAATAAAATAGCCGATAATCTTCCTTTTTCTCCTCACCGCCAACAGAAAACGAGTATTATAGTCGATTTTCATGGTGCTGCCCTCATGTGCCACATCCCTGCTCTTGGATTGCATGTAAAAATTAAGTTTCACTTCAAAAAGTAATTCAATATGAAAAAGATCGAGAACACTTTCGTAGTAACAGGATTCGTAGGCAACAACGCAGAAATCCGTCAGTTCACCAACGCTTCAGTAGCACGTTTCTCATTGGCAGTCAGCCGTCAGGAGAAGAATGGTGAGGAAACCAACAGAGTATCAGCTTTCATGAACATGGAGGCATGGCGCAAGAACGAGCATGTTGACTCTTTCGACAAGCTGCAGAAGGGAACCATGCTCACCGTCGAGGGCTACTTCAAGCCAGATGAGTGGGTTGATCAGCAAGGCACCAAGCACAACCGCATCGTCTTCATCGCAAACAAGTTCTATCCTACACCAGACAAGGAGGAAACTCCAGCGGCAGAGCCTGAAAAGCCTACCAAGAAAGGCAAGAAATAGGATTTCTTCATTCTCTCCAATAAACAAAGCGGCTTCGGTCGCTTTTGTTTTGTTCATACAACCATGTTTACTTTTATACCCACTATTAGCAAGTTTACTCTTATAACCGCATGCGTACTGCTATTATAAGCGTCAAGCCGTCTTCCCTTTTTATTACTTTGTCCCACCCATCTGCGAAACCGCACCAACAGTTCGTCAAAGCGACATTCTTTATTTATCGGGAGTAAGATCCCGAAAGATGAAGAATGACCATTTGCCGAAGGACAAGCACGAACAGAATGGCATTGGCTAACGGCATCCGTGACGCAACCGTCACTTACATGCTGTCTACCAATGCCACCCCTTTCGTTAAGTTGCTTGTCTGGCTGTTGCGCAGTTTCACTCCCACCCATATCTTTTATATTCGCTTCTCGTCTTCCTTTTATAATCCATGGTTTACCCTTTTTATAGCCGTCACAAAGATTTCATGCCAAAAGGCTCCTTGACTGTGGCGACCAACTGTCGCTACTGCAATAAGCCACATGGCATGAAGGCTGGAGCGGAAACACACTCGGCATGGATGCCAAGAGAGTTTCCCAATTACTCCTGCCGCATCTTTGTTCCATTCTCTTTTATAAACGACAGGTCGTCTTTCCATTTTTATTACTTTGTCCCACCCATCTGCAAAACCGCACCAACAGTTCGTCAAAGCGACATTCTTTATTTATCGGGAGTAAGATCCCGAAAGATGAAGAATGACCATTTGCCGAAGGACAAGCACGAACAGAATGGCATTGGCTAACGGCATCCGTGACGCAACCGTCACTTACATGCTGTCTACCAATGCCACCCCTTTCGTTAAGTTGCTTGTCTGGCTGTTGCGCAGTTTCACTCCCACCCATATCTTTTATATTCGCTTCTCGTCTTCCTTTTATAATCCATGGTTTACCCTTTTTATAGCCGTCACAAAGATTTCATGCCAAAAGGCTCCTTGACTGTGGCGACCAACTGTCGCTACTGCAATAAGCCACATGGCATGAAGGCTGGAGCGGAAACACACTCGGCATGGATGCCAAGAGAGTTTCCCAATTACTCCTGCCGCATCTTTGTTCC